AAATTACAATGTTAGTAACTAAGACTTCCAAATTAACTGGTATGGAACATACCAGAGATCTTCCTGTCACTGAGCAAATGCTCAGAGCGTGGATGTCTGGCGGTGCGCTTATACAAGATGCCATGCCAGAACTCTGTCCTGAAGACAGAGAGTTTTTAATTTCCGGTGTCACTCCAGAGGAGTGGGATGCCGTGTTCGGTGAGGAGGCGTAGCCATGACTAAACGTGAAAAGAAATATTTCATTGACCAATATGTCAATGCTAGAAATTTAGCGGACTGGTTTGAGCACCGCAAGAATCGCACCGGCCTTGAGGGAGATGAGCTTGCGTATGTGGAGGAACGCTATGTCGCACTCGACCGTGAGGCGTTGACGATAGGCGGCATTGCAATAGATCTCAATTTCTGGGATGAGATGTGGAATACATACTACGACCAGAGAACTTACCGGTCTTACTGACGGAAATCCGTCACTGAAAATGGCTGATTTCATTTGGGGTATTGACAAATGATTTCAGCCATGCAATGCTGTAAAAACATTCACAGACCAAATGGAGGTCACACCATGAAAGTAGAAGTGTATCGCAATCTGAACAATGGCAAGTGGAGCATTCGTGATGCTGAGTCTAAGTATGTGCTCGGCCATGCTGAGACTGTGGTCTTAGGCCATGCTGAGTTCGTAGTCCACGAAGCAGGACGACAGCGTGTACTCAAAGAGCGTGTCAAGAATGTCCATGCGTTTATCCGTGGCACATTGCTTGATACCTTACGGTTCAAGCCATTCCGTGGCAGAGAGATTCGTCCTGCCAACTACGGAGCGTGGGAGGTATTGTACTCAATACCTGTTACCTACAATCCGTATTGGACTTCGTCCTTTGTCGATGCTGAGTTGACGGATACTCAGATCCACTATGCAGATCGAGTTGTACTCGATACATTCGGCAGAGTCACAGCCAACGTGTATGCCTTTCCGAAGGCACACATCGGTGACAACTGGAGTATGTCCAACATCCAGAACATTCAAGCGAATGTTGACATCATCCTTGCCGATCGCAAGCAGAAGCTAGCTAAGGCTAGCTGAACAAGTTCCCTCATTGACCCCACTTCGGTGGGGTTCTTTTTATCTCGGAGAAATGAACGATGAATTTGTTAAATACAAATGGCGGCAACCCAAAGATTGCTAAGTCTACCAAGTCTATACTTGGTAATGAGCAGGTTCGTATTGCTTCGCTGTCGATGCGTCCAAGCAACAGGCGCATCTGTCCTGCACAGGATCTCGCTATGTGCAAGGAACCCTGCCTGAATACATCAGGCCGTGGCAACATGGACTCCGTCCAAGAATCTAGACAAGCAAAGACTGATTGGTGGCTGTCTGATCCAGACAGTTTCCTGACGAAACTTCGTCACGAGATGCATAACTTTATTAAGTTATGTCAGAAGCAAGGCAAAAAGCCTGTGTTCAGATTGAACACTGTGTCTGATATCCCGTGGGAGAATCATCTAGATATAGGTGGTGAGTTTGCTGAGGCGTTCTTCTACGACTACACAAAATTACCGCATCGCATTGGGCGTACTCCGCCTAACTACAAGCTGATGTTCAGCTTCAGCGCAAGCACAGCATTCGCTAAGCAGGTACACGAAGCAATCAATACTGGTGTACCGATGACTGTCGTATTCCGTGGAGGTCTACCCTCTCAGTTCATGGGACGGCCTGTCATTGACGGTGATGTATCTGACATTGACAATGTCAACGCAGGTGAAGTCATTGTCGGTCTTCGTGCGAAAGGTAAGGCAGTCAAGGAGATTGACAACCCATTCATCGTAGACAACCCAGAGTGCATTGCATATGCGTAAGTTATCAATACCCGCTAGGGTATTTCAATCTTTATCGGGGATCGCTTTGTTCTTCGGTTCTATCTGGGTGGCTGAAATGGCTACCCGTTTATTACTATCACTCTCAGGAGGAAATTAACTATGAGTAAACATATTCGTGTGAAGATAACGTGCGAGATCGAGTTTGATTTGATGGATCTACATGAGAATGTAGCGTATGAGATTCGTGAGGCTGAAGGTCTTGATGAGTTCGATGCTATCGAAGATGAACACATCATCCGCTACGTTGAAGCTCAGGATGTGTATGAGATGAACGATCAGTTCGGCATCGTAGATGCTAACATCGAGGAGGTAATTGTAGAATGAAAAGTAGATACAAAGTTGCTGTGGCTTCGTACCACACATTCTATGTAGATAACTGTGACTCTGTCAGTGATGCCACTGACATTGTCATAGACAAGCTACGATCTGTCGCTGACAGTGATGCGTCTGACAGTATGTCACTCGCTGATTGTGAAACAACAGTTGACTACGCTGTTTGTTTAGATTAAATTTTAAGTACAAAATATACATTTGCAATAGGAGCAAACAAACATGAGTGCATTTCAAAACTTTGATTCAATGGTATCCCTTCCTGCTGAATTGGATTTCGATCCAGTGCGTGAGCCAGTGTACCGTAAAGGTGTGCAAGTCCCCGATCAGTTCTGGATTGTGAACCCTAACACTGGAAAGCTTATTTCCAATAAGCCTTCAGGCAAGAACCATAACCCTGTGAACTACACACATATGTGGGATCCCTACTGTGCAGGTATCAATGCATCTGGCATTGACACATCTGATCTGCAGATCAGGTTCAACATTGCTGATCAAGGTGCGGCATTCTCTGCTGAGATCATCTTCAAGAACTACGACTACGAACGTATCGTCGGTGAAGCTACGCAGATGAAGATGCGTATCGTTGACTCACACGATCAGTCATTCCGCCGTGACATTCGCTGTATGCTCATGCGTCTTGCATGTACCAATGGCATGGTCACTGTCGGTGAGAATCTCTCGATCAAGCAGAAGCACACCATGCTCTCAGATCCGGAGAAGCTCGGTGCTGTCGTTGCTGAGTACCCATCTCGCCTCGAAGACGAGGCTCACCTGTACAAGCAGATGATGTCCACTAGAGTGGACAAAGATACTGCTGTCCAGTTTTGCCGTGATCATGTCGCAACCTACCGTCTTGCTTCAGGCATCAAGGTCAATGAGAAGACAGTCGAGGAGTTCGCTCGTATCTGGAATCAGTATTCACCTCTCGGTGATACAGGCTACCGCCTGTACAACGTGATGACTCACATCGGTACTCACGTCACTGGGCGTGAAGGTACTGACCTTGCTCGTAAGCAGATCCGCATTGAAGATCGAGTCGCTGAGATTGTACAGCGTCCTGCCTTCAAGCAGATCGTAGGTCTTGCCGCATAATTTCAATAGGATCTATGGGGGTATTGCATGGTTCAGGTAGGTAGGTATTACCTGACCCTGTTTACCCCCGTAGTACCCACTGAAAACAGCCTTAACGAAGAGGAAATAAACTATGACTACACAAACTAAAACAGTTGACATGACTCCATCGTGGGAGACAGCCGCATCCATCTATTGCATGGTGCTTGAGAATCCAGATGCTGATGCGTCAGCGAAGGAAGATGCACGTGCTGATCTGATTCGCTTAGGTCAGTTCGTTGACAGGCTACATGCTGAGCGTAAGAAAGCTGAGCAGTGGTCTACCATCCAAGAAATACGAGAGGGTAATGACGATGAGTAATCAAACTGATCTTGAGATGATCGAGATAGCATTCGATGTGCTTGAGGCTATGGACGTACAGCATGAGTTCGAGGACTTCTGTGTCGTCCATGTGCCTAAAGATGTCATGGATATGTGGAACAGAGCGCAAGAGGAGAAAGCCAATGGCTAAGTACACAGTACTTAAATCATATGATGTCATAGAGATACATCAGGTAGAGGCAGACAATGAGGAGGCGGCCATCGAGGCCGCTTGGAAGTCAGTTGATCCTGTGCGTGTATTCGATGGCCCGTATGATGACACAGTATCCGTATCGGAGGGATGGGAACATGAGTAACTTAACACAAGACCAAGTCCTTAACATGATTGTTGAGGCACAGAATTTAATCGAACGTGGCTATGAGATCATCAATGACACTGGCGATTATGAACATGAGGATCTCGACAAGTGTGCGTCACTGGCGTGTGACTTGATCGAGCGATTGCAAATTGCGTACAAATACATTCACAAACTGGGGTAAAGAACATGGCGATTAAATATTACAACGATGAAGAAATCATCGAGATGATCCAAGAAGCTTTAATTAATTCTACAGAGGCAGAACAGATTGTTAGCCTAGTAGAGGAACGCTTTAAGCAGAAAGATCAACAGCGTGAGTACATCAATGCTCGCCTCAACGAGGCGGCTAACATCATCGGACACAACACAATCTCGGAGTGCATGGCGTATGAGTAAGAGTATCGTAGCTGATTTCTTTAAATCAAAATGGTCTGAAGAAAGCATTAATGCAAAGCTCGAAGAAGCTTTGACCCTGCTTGTAGAGCACAAAGGCGTGAGCAAAGCGAACGCTAATAAGCTACGCAAGGAAGCAAAGGAGTTACTGAAACTATGAAAGATAAACCACGTTACGTTCAGCAGATACAACGTGGGGGCAGAATGCGGTGGCGTTACAACCCACCGCAGGATGCTGTCGATGCAGGTATCGTGCCTCGCACGTACCTGTCTGACAGGAAAGAGACTGCCTTCAATGAAGCTGAGCGATTCAATCGCACACTCGATGCATGGCGTGATGAGACCATGGCTCAGACCATGGAACAAAAGAGCGTCAACGATCCAGTGACTGTCAATCAACTGATACTCTCGTATCAGAAATCCCTTGATTATCAAAAGCTTAAAGACGAAACCAAAAAGATTTATAGCTATCAGTTAGGGCTGATCAATCTGTTTGAGTTGAAAGGCAGGATGCTCGGTAGTTATCAGATCAACAAACTGACACAGCCGATGTGTCAGCAAGTCTATGAGTCTCTCTGTCAGCGGGGTATCCCCTTCGCTAACCGTGTGCTTGCGGCTGTGCGTAAGGTGTACTCATGGGGTGCGAAGTTCGGCCATGTCGAACGTAACCCATGGAAGGACATGGATACGTATGCGGAAGAGTCACGCAAGGTAGTGTGGTCACACGACCATGTACAACAGTACCTACAAACTGCGTACTCAGACTTCGGTACTCGATCACTCGGACTCATCGTGCACATGGCATACGAGTGGGCACAGCGTGTCGGTGACATGCGTGAGTTGACATGGGATTCTATCGATCTTGCCAACGGCAAGCTCTACTTGATCCAGTCAAAGCGTAGGGCACAGGTGAAGATACCTATCAGCGATGACCTACTTGCAGTATTGCGTCAGCAGTATGATGACTTCGGTTGGCAGACGTATGTCGCACCGAATGTCAATGCGAGAGAAGCCAACGGCTTCAAGCCATACAGTGTGTACTCACTCAGCCATGCGGCCAGACGTTTAATTAAAAAAGCTGGCTTGCCTGCGGAGCTACGCATCTCAGACCTACGGAGAACGGCTACAACGGAAATGGTTGAAGCTGGTGTAGGTATGGCTCAGATCATGTCAGTCACCGGACATGCGAACCCACAGAGCGTCAAGCCATACATGAAGAACACATTGACAAGTGCGACACATGCATGTACGCTCCGCTCAGCACACCGGCAAGAGGTACATATACATGATTGAACTGGTGATCATTCTTTTAATTGTAACAATGTAAGTGAGGCATAGGTTATGTCGAAGCTATCTGATTTCATCGACACATTAGATCTTGATGTCGATGCAACGTACAGGTGTGACTGCCCCGTTTGCGGGGGCAGGAACACGTTCACAGTAACTAACGATATGGGTGCTTTACTGTATAACTGCTACAAGGCAGGATGTACCGTCCATGGTGCGAAGCAAACGAACATTGATGCGAACATGATCAGGAGTTTGCTTATGAAAGCGCACGAGGTAAGTGACTCGATGGAAACTCATCTGAAGGATGAGTTCGTGATGCCTCCATACATATCACCGATGAAACCTGATGAACCTAATCTGCGTAACTTCATGACGAAGTGGAACATCAATTATGATGATGTGTTCTACGATGTCCGGCAGGATCGTGTGGTATTTCCAATACACACACTCGATGGTGTACTTGTAGATGCCGTAGGTAGATCGGTCTTCAATGTACAACCTAAGTGGCTACGCTATGGTGCATCCCCCGTACCTTACGTTCATGGCAAAGGTAAGACAGCCGTGATTGTTGAAGATGCAATCAGTGCGTACGTGATTGCGGAATACTTCCCTAACCTGACAGGTGTTGCATTATTAGGTACACAACTGACTGATTTTCACAAGTGGTACATCGGTTGCTTCTGGCCTGACAGTGTCTGTGTTGCACTCGATCCTGACGCTCGAAATAAAACCCTCAGTATTATCAAGGAGTTACGTCCTCTTGTTAAGACTGTTCAAGGATTGAACATCAAAGATGATTTAAAGTACATGCTCGAAGAGGATGTAGAATTGCTGGAGAAGATCGCATGAGTGATGATCAAAAGAAGTGCGGCACATGTGGTGCTGTCGCCGTAGTCAAAGAGCGGGATGCTTTCTATTTATGCGCCAAATGCTGGCTTAAAGTGAACAAACGAGGACATAGATCTCATGAGCAAAGTACCTTACGTTGAACGTCCCATGTTGTGGCAGGGTGATGGCATTGGATTAACTGGTGAGTGCGCTTACTTGTGGGCTTTGTTCCTAGCGAACGAAGCTGACATGGCGGATGACACCTTTGAGTATTCCAAGTGGAAGTCGATGGCTGATGACCTTGCACCTAGGCAGGGCAAGCCTGTGCCTGCCGCTGTGTACTACTCCGATCTAGAAGAAGCGATAAAGAAGTACAACGTGCGTGAGTACGTGTATCCCGGCAGTGATCCACAGGAATGATGTAAATATGCATCATTCGTGTAGACCTATGCACATAAAAATGGGAATACATTACATAAAATGTAATTATCTATGCATAGTATTCCTATGCAAAGGAGAGAACACATGAACTATTTAGAAATTCTAAACTTGATTGAGCGTAACTACAAAATTGATGGCGATTGGGTATATGAGAAAGGTAAGTCCCAAGAGATAAAGATAATTAAAGCTCTGTTAGAGAAATACACCAAAGTTCGTGATGATCTTTTAGAGTTGATGGAGCAACAGGAAAAGAACACATGAAACCAATGAAGATCATTGAGTTCTGGGTAACCAGTTACAGGAGTGATCGCAAAGCCTTCTGGCTTGAACTGGTAGGCTTCGTGTTCACAGTAGCGGCAAGCATGTACCTAGCAATCAATGCGAGTGCACCAGACATGACAGTAGTGTACCCAGTCTCTCTTGTAGGTGTGATTGCTCAGGTGTATGCTAGCTACCGTAGAGGTGCGGCATGGGTCTTATTACTCACATCGTACTTCGTATGCATTAATGTGTTCGGCTTTGGCCGTGCAATGGGTTGGTATTAAAGGAGAGTGTAATGAAACTCATTGATTTCTTGAGTGAGATTGAAGTTGATGAAAACAGTTTGCGAGATACACTGAGTGAATTGTTAGACAGCGTACTTATAGCTGAGCTACGTGAGTTTCGTGAACGTAGAATAGATGACTACCTATCCGTGAAGGATGGTGCGTCAAGAAATATCTATGTGCATGGTGATCTTGAGCAGGATGCATTTGAGATTAGCAGACGTATTGAATCTGTTGACATGATCTTAGATGAGTACACTGTAGACCATGAGCCATTCGACTTTGAATCAGTTGAGTGGTGGGATGATAAGGAGGGACTCAATGACTGACGTAGAAGATGAAATATATTTCAATGAATTGTTTTCTCGGTTGTACTTCCGGGACAAGGCAATACTTTACGCAAAAGAAGTTTTAGGACTTTCATGCAAAGAGATTATTGAACGCAGAGATGAGCTTGGTGTATCGCCTTGGGCTACTCGTAGGCACAGGGTCGATTCAGAATACAAACAAGCACTTAAAAACTTTAGGAATCTTGTTAAGATAGATAATGGCGAACCTGTATCACAACATGATTTAAGGCGTGGTTCAGTGCAGTCGTTTTACTGGGAGAAAAACCAATGACTAAACATTGGCGTGACTCAATGAATGAGCGCAATCAGGACTGGATCAACAGTCGTGAGAAACCAAAAGAAATTGTAACTAAAGTTCCAAGCAAAGCGTATCGTGATAACTGGGACAGAATCTTTGGCGGAGATAAGAATGGAACTACCCATACTGAAGAGTCTACTAAATAAAGAATTTTATACTGAGTATCGAGGGGCAACGATACCCTCAAAGCTTTTCAGTAAAGACAATGCAAAGATCAAGACCATGATCGATGAGGCGATGCGCAAGTACAATCGTGACTTGACCGTAGATGAAATCGAAGGTCTCTTCTTTGCATCTGATCCGTCCATGACCACAGCACAAGAACATCAATACCAGATGACATTCAGTAAGATGCGTAAGGAAATTGATGTAGGACAGGATGTCGCTCAGGATATTCTATCCTCGCTCTATCGGCATTACTTAGGTGAGGAGATAGCCAACATCGGTTGGCAGTATGTGAACGGTACAAACGATTCACTTGAGCCGTTACGTCACATGCTTGATAACTATCGTGATGATTTCATCCCTGACATCAGTGTCGAGTGGGATGACATTAGTATTGAGAACATCCTCGCCAAGGATGATGAGGAAGCGAAGTGGGTATTTAACCTACCACCTCTCGCTGACAGGGTAGCTGGTGTGAACGCAGGGCACCTGATCATTGGAGGTGCAAGACCTAACACAGGTAAGACTTCTTTCCATGCGTCATTAATCGCAGGGCCAAATGGATTTGCTGAGCAAGGGGCGAAGTGCATTATCTTATGTAACGAAGAGGCGACACACCGTGTTGCTCGCCGCTACCTGACAGCGGCTAGTGGTATGCACATAGCGGAGGTTCGTAAGAACCCCCGGATGGCACAGCAAAGATACGCACGTGTACGTGATAACATTGTAATTAAAGATGTGACTGGCAAGGACATGCATTGGGTTGAGGCTGTGTGTAAAACATACAAGCCTGACATTGTCGTGCTAGACATGGGCGATAAGTTCGCAGGTAGTGGGTTCACTACTCAACATGAGGCACTGAAGGCGTGTGCTATCCATGCTCGTCAGATAGCTAAGGAGTACGGCTGTGCTCTCTTCTATATGTCTCAGTTATCTGCTGATGCTGAGAACAAGATTGTGCTTGATCAATCCATGATGGAAGGCAGTAAGACTGGTAAGGCATCTGAGGCTGACCTCATGTTGTTGATCAGCAAGAACCGTCCTGTCGAAGGAGAAGAGGAACAGGACTACGAGCGTCACATTAACATTGCGAAGAACAAGCTTACAGGTTGGCATGGTATTCTGACATGTCAGTTAAACTATCATGTCGGCAGGTACGAAGCATGATAGAAATCAAGGTATCGGATGAGACGTTGCTGGAGGCACGTAAGCAAGCGGTAGAAATGGGTATGCTAAACAATAGCATCACCAGAGGGCAGGGTAATGTTGCAGGATTTGTAGGTGAACTTGTCACTGCAGAGCTACTAGGTGCTACCCAAGAAAACACATACGACTATGATCTTGTTCTGTTGAATGGGGAAACGGTGGATGTCAAAACGAAACGAACTTCTGTAACCCCGTTGCCGCATTATGATTGTAGTGTAGCTAAGCTGAGTGGCCATCAGACATGTGATCACTATGCATTTGTACGTGTTAAAAATGATTACAGTACCGCTTGGTTCTTAGGTATGTTACCAAGATTACAATATTATGACGTGGCTAGGCACATGAAAAAGGGTGATGTAGATCCTGACAATGGATATGTAGTCAAATCAACATGTTACAACTTATCTATCGAAGATTTATGGAAGGTATCTATACATGAAGTTAGTTCTTGACGTAGAGAATACGGTCATCAAGCGTGATGGCAAATTACATCTTGATCCCTTTGAACCTACGAACAGCCTTGTGATGGTAGGTGTGTACCCTGAAGAGGGTGAGCCTAAGCATTACACCTTTGACCACAAAGAATATGATTGTAAGTACGAATATCGTAAGCGTGACTGTGATGAGATCCAAGCGTTGCTCGATGAGACAACGCTCCTGATTGCACATAACGCACCGCATGATCTCATGTGGTTGTGGGAGACAGGCTTTAAGTACGAAGGTAAGATATGGGATACGATGCTCGCTGAGTATGTCCTTCAGCGGGGACAGAAAGAACCTCTATCATTGGAGGCTGTCGCTGAGCGCAGAAATCTGCAGTTTAAAAAGCAGGATACTCTGAAGGAGTACATGAAGCAGGGGTATCAGATCAGCGAGATTCCATACGAGGAGTTAAAGGAGTACCTGTACGCTGACTTACGTACGACCATGTCCTTGTACTATGAACAGGCGTTAGACATGCGAGACGATATGAATCGTGCACTTTCCGGTGTCATTGACCTGACCATGGATACATGCATGGTACTTGCCAACATCTACCGTAACGGTTTCACTGTTGACAGGGACGCACTCGAAGAGGTGCGTATCCAGTTCGAGAATGAACGTACACAGATACAGAATGATCTACAGGTACAAGTAAAGCAATTGATGGGTGATACACCAATCAACTTGAACTCACCAGAACAACTGTCATGGATTGTGTACTCTCGGAAGCCGAAGAATAAGACGCAGTGGGCTAGTGATGCTGATCCATACATGAGTCCTAAAGACTTTAAACGATTCGTCAATGAGTCATCTAATCCAGTACGTAAGACTAAAGCTGAGAAGTGCACAGAGTGTGATGGCAAAGGAAGCTTCTTTAAAGTGAAGAAAGATGGTAATCTTTTTAAGAAGTCTACTCGCTGTTCAACTTGTGTAGGCAGAGGATATGTACTGAAAGATCTGAACCAACTGGCAGGCTTGAAGTTCTCGCCACCGAATGCGAAGTGGCACAGTGCTAATGGATTTAGCACATCGAAAGGAAACTTGGAGTTCTTAGAGCGTGTTGCACACGGTAAAGGGATGGATGAAGCGGCAGAGTTTCTATCTAAAATTCGCAGATTATCTGCTTTGGATAGCTATCTTTCTAGCTTCGTTGATGGTATCAGCACTTTTCTCAAGGGTGATAACCGTCTTCATGTCCGTCTGACACAGCACATGACATCCACTGGCAGGTTCTCAGGGCGTGACCCTAACATGCAGAACATGCCACGTGGTGGTACGTTTCCTGTAAAACGGGTGTTCAAGTCCAGATTTGCAGGAGGCAAGATCATGGAGGCTGACTTCGCTCAGCTAGAGTTTAGGGTGGCGGCGTATCTGTCACAGGATGAGGTAGCAATCAAGGAAGTAACGGAGGGTTTCGATGTCCATTCGTACACCGCTCAAGTCATTTCGGAAGCGGGTCAGGCAACTACAAGGCAGGAGGCGAAAGCACATACATTCGCTCCACTCTACGGAGCAACAGGCTACGGAAGAACACCAGCCGAAGCACGATACTACGAACACTTCACTGAGAAGTACAGAGGCATCGCAAGATGGCACAGAGAGCTAGCGAAGGAAGTGCTTACACACAAGATGATTACTACGCCAAGTGGCAGACAGTTCTCATTCCCGGATGTGAAGCGTAGACGTGACGGCAGTGTGACTAACTTCACTGCAATTAAGAACTACCCTGTGCAGTCATTCGCTACAGCAGACATTGTACCTACTGTAATGCTACGTATTAATGAGAAACTGAAGCCGATGCAGTCCATGCTAGTGAATAGTGTGCATGATTCAGTTGTCATTGACATCCATCCTGATGAGGAGCAACAAGTAATATCACTTATAAATGATACAAACGCTGAATTAAAATCACTTATAGATGATAAATTTTCTATTGACTTTAATGTGCCTCTTTTACTTGAGGCAAAAATTGGTGTAAACTGGCTAGAACAACAGGAGGTCTAACATGACTACAGAACTAGCAACACTTAACACAGCAAACTTTGCTGAGATGGCAAAAGCCATGGGCATGTCAGCAGACATGGCTAAAGAAACCAAAGCGAAGTCTTCGACTTTGCCTCGACTCCGCATCTGGAATCAGCCAGTCATGGGTCAGGTAGAAGTGAAGGGTAAGCAGAAGAACATGGAAGTTGTTCCTGCCGGTATGTATCGTTTGCAAATGCCAGACGACACTTACATCTACGGCGAGAGTGCGAAGATCCGTGTGTTCGTACAGCGTTTTATGTACAAGCGTTACGATGCTGACGCAAAGAACTATGTCAAGACATTGATGGCTGAAGATCTCAATGGAGATCTGAAGGATAACTTAGGTGGGTTTAACTGCGGCAAGCCTGCTGGTTACATCCAAGACTTCCAAGCCTTGCCCGATGACATGAAGGCACTCATCAAACAAATCAAGCGTGTCCGTGTACTGCTTGGTGAAGTTGAGTTGATCAATGCAGTTGACTCAGAAGGTAATGAAGTTGAATCAACTGCGACTCCATTCATCTGGGAGATTGATAACAAGGATGCCTTCAAGACAATGGGACAGCCGTTCACGATGCTTGCGAAGCAACGTCGTCTACCAGTACAGCACAACATTGAAGTTGGCTCTGAGGAACGTAGCTTACCTACTGGCGCATCATTCTTTTTACCTACTGCGAATGTTGACTTCACAAATCAGATTGATCTCACGGAAGGTGATCAGCAGAAGTTCAGTGACTTCATTGAGTGGATCAACAATTACAATGACTACATTGTCAATGCATGGAATGAAGGATCTGCGAAGCGTCAGGAAGCATCAGACGATGAACTCGTGGCTGACTTCATTGATGTTGAGACGGATGAGGAAGACCTCGCATGAATGTGAATCATTCAGCGGAGGTCAAAGTCTACCGATATCTGGAAGACGTGACTAAGGCAAAGCGTGGTATGTCAGATACCACGATTGCTCGTATCACTCGTGATGTTGAGGAGGCTGTCAAGAAACAGTTTAATCAGAACGAGCGTAAGTTCACGATGCGTATGTCCAACATCGGCAGACCTGTCTGCCAACTGTGGTTCGACAAGAATGACCCGGAGTCCGGCATCGACATGCCTGCTAACTTC